CTTTAGTTGCTGCTTCTCTCTATGTTGATTATGTCTTCCTTGACACTGATGAACGTCGTAGAATGGCTCAAAATCCCCATGAGTATTTGATTACCCAACTTCAATTCACTGGTGATGAGTCTGTCGGTTCTTCTAGCAACAAGATTAAACTTAACTTCAATCACCCTGTTAAGGAGCTTATCTGGGTTGTTCAACCTGACCAAAACGTCGACTATTGCTCTTCCTTGACTTGTGATGCTCTCTTGTTCAAGGTCCTAGGTGCTCAACCTTTCAATTATACTGACGCGATTGATGCTCTTCCTAATGCTGTTCACGCTTTCGGAGGTCCTGCTTCTGTTGCTGCTGATTCCCGCGCGTATATTGATGCTCGTGGTCTATTCCAAGATGCTGGTGCCCTCGATTACCAACCCGCTGACTATTTCCAAGGTTTCACTGGATACTGGCATGGTCCTTCCAACCCTTACAGCGAAGTCAACCTTGGAGGTCCTCAAGTTCCTTTGAATACTGCTGGCCTTGACCCCTCTGTCATCGCTGCTCTTTCTTCTGGAACAAACTCTAGCCATAACGAGAACTCTGGTGTTTCTGATGCCGGTACTTTCGTTCTCACTGAGACTTCTTTGGATATGCATTGCTGGGGCCAAAATCCAGTTGTCACTGCTAAGCTTCAATTGAACGGACAAGATCGCTTCTCTGAGCGTGAAGGTTCTTACTTCTCTTGGGTTCAACCTTACCAAGCTCACACTCGCAATCCTGATGAAGGTATCAATGTTTACTCGTTCGCTCTTCGTCCTGAGGAACATCAACCAAGCGGCACGTGCAACTTCTCCAGAATTGATAACGCCACTCTTCAATTGGTCTTGTCTAATGCTACTGTTGAAGGAACTAAGACTGCTAAGGTTCGTGTCTATGCTACCAACTATAATGTTTTAAGAATTATGAGTGGTATGGGAGGGTTAGCATACTCAAACTGAGCGGGTTGGGTGGATTTTACAAATATATACAATTATATTTTATTATTTATTACACAAAACTACTTAAAAACATTATTACAAATAATATCATAATATGAATATTAATAAAATTGATTCATATTTTGAGAACGATAATATCCTTATATCATCTAAAATGAAACCAACATATGGAACAAATGAAGAACTTAATTGCGGAACTATTACTTATAAAGATAAAATTTATTTAATTGATTATAAAGATAAAGATAAGATTATAAATTTTAATAAGAATTTTATATTTAATGATTTTGAAAATGAAAATTATCCATCATATACTTATAATTATAAACGTTTTACTTATCTAGATTTTATATTTAATTATGATTCTGACAGCGTTTATTATAAATTTAAAAATAATAATAAATATGATTTAAGGCGTTCTAATGTTGAAATATATCATCCATATCATAAAATTATATCAGAAAAATATCAAATCGTTGAATATATACCAGGTCATTATATAACATTGGGACAAGACGCATTTATTATGAAAAATCCATTATGGAAAATAAATGACAATAATAAAGAATATTTATTAATGTATTGTGAAAAAGATACTATTTGTAAATTATGTTATGAGAGTTATCAAAAAATTTTAGATTATGAAAAAAATTTAAATAAGAAAATAACTTGGTTTAAACTTCAAAATGGTTATATTATGGGAAGCATTGATTTATATATTCACCAAATAATCACAGGATGTTATGGTTATGGCAGAGGCACTAAAACAATCAGTGTAGATCATATAGATCAAGACCCATTAAATAATACTATAGAAAATTTAAGAATTGCCACAAGAAAAGAACAAGAAGAAAATTCAAAAGGCATTAAAGATGGAACAAAAAGAGAAAGAAAACACAATGCTAAAGATTTACCTGAAGGCATAACACAAGATATGATGAAAAAATATGTTGTTTACTATCACGAATGGTTAGATAAGGAACATACTAAACAGAGAGAATTTTTCAAGGTTGAAAAACATCCAAAATTAGACAAACCTTGGTGCACAACAAAATCCGAAAAAGTTTCTATTCAAGATAAGTTAAAACAAGCTAATAAAGTTATAGATGATTTACAAAATGATATTTATCCAGAAAAGGAAGCAACTCAATTGCCAAAATATGTTTCTTTAATAAATACAAGAGGAAAACAACATTTAGTATTTGATAAAATACATAATGATAAGAGACTAAATTTAAAAATGGTATTGCCTGATGAATATGATATTCATGAACAAATAATGATGTTAAAAATAAAAATCAAACAAAAATATGGTGCATATCTAATCGACAATAAAAATATATTCAATTATAGATACCTTACTGAAATTGATGACAAAAATAAGTACGTAAAGAAAATTACATTTGATATATTTAGATGTTTTTGTCGTAAAAACTATACTATAGAATTTGAAATTGAAAAAACTGAAAGAGATGCTATTTTAGAGGTAGAAAAATGGCTTTCTGAAAATATAACTGAAGAATATTTTAATAAATATATAAATTATTGTGATATAGAAGATCAAAAAAAACATTATGTAAATTATGGGGTATATTGCAATTGTAATCGTGAAAATTATGATAATTATAAAAATTGTAACAAAGGTGAATTATTAGGAGGAGGAACATTTATTGATATTATTGAAAAAATTTCATCTGATCATATTTATTTGGTTTGTGGTTCTTAAAATAAATTTAATATAGTCAATTAAAATATTAACATTAAATGAAGTATATTTGTTCGTTCCATTTTCTATTATAGCATGTTCCATATAATAATTATTATTATAAAGAAATTGGAGAGAAAGTTATATTATTCTCTCAAAATTAATTGAACCTAAAAATATTTGTTTACCTTCATAATAAATAATAACAAATATAGATTTATAAAAATTTATATTTTTTATTTTAAGATTTAATATTTCATTCATCATATAATAAACTTTAATTATTATATTATGAAATATATTATTTTTATCCAATATAGATAATTTTATTTGAATTTTATTAAGATTATTAAATTGTCTAATTATATTTTCTTTTATAAATTCTATATATGATTTAATATAAGCTTCTTCGTTTTTACAATAAACTAATTCTCTCTTAAGATCTTCAATAGATTTAATTTTAAATCCTTCTAGAACAGAATAATTATATTCCCAATTAATTTTTGATGATAAACGTTCAGCGTACATATTTAATTATTATTTAATATACTTAATAAAGATAATAAACATTTCAATTTTATTATAAAAAAAATTGAAATAAAAAAAACGAGTTTATTAAATAACAAATATAATAAAGATAAAAATGACATCGACTTTTAGAGTTATGAAGTTTAATTATAAAGTAGTTTATAGAACTCATGTGCACTCAATAGAAATTGAATCATGTAAAACAATAAGTAATTTAATAACTGAATTAAAAATTAAATCAAGAGAATATATTAATAACTATTATGATATTGAAGTTGTAGAGGGTGGAAATGAAATGAGTCCAAAATTAGAACCATCTGAAATGACATTAGAAGAAAAATATGGAAATAGATATAATTTTATATCATTTTATATTCGTCCTGTTGTAAGAGGAAGATTTATTATGAGTGATGATTATTCAATTTTCCCATATCAACATTAAAAATAAAAATAAAAAATTTTACACTTACAAATTTATATTTTTTTACAAAATTTAATCTTCGTATTCATCTGAACTAGTTTCTTGATATTCTGAAGATTGTTCTTCAATATCATCATTATTATCATCATCTTGTAATTCAATATATATTCCATTTTCATATTTAACTTTTTTGCTATTAAATAGAATATTCATATTAATTACTTCAGGCTTTTCAGTATCAGATGTAAATAATTTTAAAATTTGTGTATCATCTCTAAATCTAACTGTATAAGTTTGTTGAATATTATTTCTACCAATACGACCCATTGCTTGAATTACTTTTTCTTGTGTTAAATCTAAATCTTTACTTAAAAATCCATGACAAAATTGATAATTCGTTCCATAAATATAATCGCTAGATGCTATAATAATATATAATTTTTGTTCATCAGCTAATTTTTTCATAATTTCAGTGTAAGTTATATTATCATGATTAATAAATACTCCAATGCCCATCATAAGTAATACTTTCCATAGATTATCGACACCATTTAACGCCATTATATCAGAAACTATTTGTTCATCAACAGAGCTAGTAAATGAATTAGATACGTTTAATTCAGGTGCCCATTTTTCTAAATGACTTTTTTTATTTGGTATAAAAGTATCATTTAAAGAAGCATTTTTAATTAAGCTTCGATATCTGTTAATTTCTTCAGTAAGTTTATTTAATTTACCTTTATTCTGAAATTCATCAGGTAGATCCTTTGAAAATTTTTTTGAGTCTTTATTAGATTTATTTCGTCCTCCGCTTACAACATTTTTAACGCGCTGTTCGAGTTCATCTTTCATAACGTCAATTTGAGATTCTAATTCATAAATTTTTTCATTTACCATATTGTTATATTCAATTTTTTTCATAATATCATCCATCACTATAGCTGGAATATTCGCTTGTTGAATACAAAATTTAGATATTTTTTCAATGTCATTTGAAATAAATATTGTTGGACCATCTGTTAATGTATAAGCGTCTTTTGTAGTAACATATACTCCAGATGTTCCTTGTGGAATATTTTCAGAATTTTTTAAATTTGATGTATTTGATGTAATTTGTTCTGATGCTAATCTGGAAATAGGAGTTCCCGATAATTTATTATTAGGAAGCGACGAAACACCAGGACCTAGACTTCTTGTTTTTTTTAAACCTTTTGTATCAACTGAAGTATTTTCTTTAATTCTGGGCATTCTATTACCAATAAAATGATTATAAATTTTGACCCATTCTGTATTCTTTATATTTCTTAACATTTCAACATAATATATTTTTATATTTTTCATATTAATAGAATCTAAATCTTCAAAATGTCTATCAATATGCATTTTATTATTTGCATAATTATTTTTATTTATAAAACCTATAAATTCGACTACTTCTTTTAAATCAAAATATCTCAAAAGTGTTAAGTAATTTTTACAATGTAATGAAATATCTATGATATTATCATAATTATCACTTAAGTAATGAGGTAATACTACTAACCCATCTTTATTAATGATTGGAATAGATTTTTTACAATCATGGCTTACTATATTATATATCTGTGCGCCAGGAAATTTATTAAGAAAGTCAGGTATAGTTTCATGTAATTCACTTTCTTTTGGTAAAGTAGCTGATGATAATACAATTGTAGGTATTATATTCTCTTTCCAATTTTTTCTAATTGTTTTATGGAATTCGTGTTCATTATAATCCATTGTAATAGTAGGTTCATCCCAATAAGTTATTATATCGTTTTTATCGAAAAATGCTAACATATAATACATCGAAGCTAAGTAAGATTTTATGTCACTAATTATGATCTCAACATTGTCACCTATACTATTGTCTACTTTTCCGATTCCACCAGTTCGTTTATTCCTAGTAAATTTTTTCGCGGCGAAATAATGTAATCTAATGTCATCCGCACTAGAACAACCGAAAGCAAACCCAACTTTTTTATTAACTGAAATAGCTGCTCTAGCAAGAGCTAAACCTACATGCCTCGCAGCACAAACAAATATAATTTTTTTACTCTCTGACAGAGCTAATGGTGTTAATGTTTTACCAGTACCTGTTGGAGCCATATATAGTATTAATTTTGGTGTAATTTCATTATTTTTAATTAATGTAAATATTTCTTTTTGATGTTCATATAAAACTAAATCATTGTATTTTAAAATATTTTCGTTTTTTTCAATAAATTCTACAGCGTTTTCAATAATTAGTAATTTTTCTATTTCATTTTCGAAATTTTTAAGAATTATGTTTACAATATTTTTAATATGTCTATTTAAATATATAATATTATTTCTAATTAATTTATAAAGCGTATAATAATGATAATTATATGCTTTAATATTTTTATTCTTTTTACTGATAATTAATTTTTCTATATGTTCAAGTAAAACAAACTCATAAACAGCATTGTTTTCTATTGTTTTATCATCAAATCTCTCTAATCTCGTTCTGTCGATTGAATTTGGTTTTATATTTGCGTCAATTTTCATATTTTTGTATCCTGGTATCAAAGACTTTAATTCAATTTCAATTTTATCACATCTTTTACGTATATATTTGTTGAAAACATAATCCTCCATTTTTTCAGAATACTCTATCTTCAAAAATGTAAATATAGAATTATTATTATTTATTCTAATATTTAC